GGTCCAAGGTGGTCGCAGCAGACGCAGCGCTTTGACTGGCAGCTTGGGCGCTGTTGGCGGCCGATGTGGCACTGCCGGCAGCGGCATCGACGCTGGCGTCGAGGGTCGCTTTGCGGACGTTGACGGTATTGAGCAGTTGCGTGGTGGCGTGCGTGAGCGCGGCCACTTCGGTCATCAGACCGCTGGCAGATTCAGCCATGGAAAGGCTCCTTGAAGGATTCGGATCAGTTAAAGGCGTGGTGCTCGATCACCACTGCCTGGATGGCGATGAGGTGTGCCGCCATCCGGGTGTAAGGCGCAGCAACCAAGGCATCGGCCTGGTCGACGTAGGTGCTGCAGGACAGTTGGGCAGCCTGGGCTTCGGTTTTGAAGGCGAAGGCCTCATCGGCCGACTGCTGCGACTTCTTGGCCTGGGTGCGTGCCGTGGTGGCGGCTGAGGCCGCCTTTTGCGCCGACTTGGTGGCCGCATCCTGGGCGGCATTGGCGGTGCTGGCCATGACCGCGCCGGTGGCAGCAGCCACTTGCGCCTGCGTGGCGGACTGGGCAGCGGCGCTGGCTTGGTCTGTCGCCGATTGGGCGGATTGCTGTGCTTCGCCCGCACGGGTGGCGGCAGTGACTGCGTGATCGCCTGCATGAGAGGACGAGACGGCGGCGGCAGTGGCGGATTGACGCGCACGCGATTCACTCAGTCCGGCATTGGCCTCAGAGGCTGCAGCGGCATCGGCTGACGCGTCGGCATCCGTGGCACTGGCGCTGGCATTGTTGGCCGAAGCAGCCGCATTGGATTCCGACGCAGCAGCCCGGCTGGCCGAACCGGATGCGGCACTCGCCTGTTGTGTTGCTGTACTGGCCGATGCCTCCGACTGACTGGCTGCCGTCTGCGCACGCGAGAGCAGATTGTTTGCCGCCTGGTTGATCTCGGCATCCTTGTCCGCAATCAGTTTGGCGGGCGAGCGGACGGGACCGCGTTCGGTATTGATCTGGGCATTGGCATCGCCATGCGCCCAGTCGTGCAACAGGCGGCTGTCGGTCTCCAGTTGCGTGACCGAGCGCAGCAGTTGATCTTTGATGGACATGAGCTTTCCTCAGAAATACGGCGGGATGCTGGGCATGCCCATCTGCTCGTGCAGCCAGCGGTGCAGCCGGTCGGCCAGGGCCATCTCGACATCGCCGTAGATGCTGGCGGCCTCCAACTCCTCGGCGGTCAGGCGCTGCAGGTTGCGGATTTCCATCTGCGCGGCGACACGCCAGCGTTTGGCGGGCAGCAGTTCCGCCTGCCACGGGGCTAGGAAACGCGCCTCCACCGCCTGGACATCCAGCGGCACGGCCAGGGGAAGCACAAACCACTGCTCGCCGAGCCGGGTGTTCAAGGCCCACCAGGCATCGAACAACGCGAACTGGAATTCCGAGAAGCGCCACTCGGCCTGCACCTGGTAATGCGCAGTGAGCGAACGCAGCCGGTGCCGAGCCGCCCCGGTTTCCATCTCGGTGCGCAGAAGGCTGGGCCGGGGTGCCAGGCTGTAGCCCTCCACCCGGGGCGGCGGTAGGGTTTCCGGCCAGACGGACAGGTTGTTCACGGTGGTCATCGCACAGCTCCCATGGCGGGGTTCAAGCCATAGCGACGCTCCAGCGTCGGCGCGATGCCGGTGCCCTGGCTGATGGCGCGCGCCATGCGGCCTTCGATCTGCTCGATGAAGACATCCAGGCGCAGGCCGCCATCGGGTTGGCGCTGCTGCTCGATGCGGGCATCCACCCCTTGAGCCTTGTTGACCACGTTGACCTGCACGTTTACAGCCGGTGGCTGAGACTTGGCCGACAAGGCACCGCCCAGCGCACGCATCTGCCCGCGGGTGAAGACCGCCTCACCCTCCTGCGCGATGATGGGCACTTCGCCCGAAACGATGCCGCCGGTGTGGAAGCGTGGGGCACCGGCAAAGACGCCCGGATGCACGGAGCGGGTGATGAGCGCATCGGCGCCGATCACGCCACCGCTGTGGGCGACATTGGTCATGGTGCCCATCAGGTCACTGCTGCCAGCGGGGAAGACACCTGCTGCTGTACTGCCACCCATTCCAGGGATCACACTGCCCAGCCAGTTGGCCAACGGCAAAGTGATGGCGCGCTGGATCTGGATGCGCACCAGGTCGGCAATGATCGAGTCAGCCAGGCTGCGGAAGTCCAGCTTGCCGGTCATCACAAAGCTGGTGAGCGCATCCTCCATGGAGCGGAAGGCGTTGACCGTGACCTGTTGGGCCCGCTTGGCGGCGTTGGTCGCATCGTCGATGTAGGACCTGAGCGCCGACTTGGCGCCATACTCGAAGCTGCGCTGGTAGTCGGCATTGGCCCTGACCAGCTCTTCTACGATGGGCAGCTGCCGCGCCAGGGCGTCATTGATCGCTTCCAAGGTCTGCACCCGCAGGCCGGCGTCTTCGATCTGGTTGGCTTCCTTGCGCGCGGTGGCGGCGGACTTTTCCAGATCGGTGCGGGCTTGCAGGACGGCACGCTCGGTGTCCGACAGATCCAGCATCTCGCGCTGCAATTGCAGGGCTTCGATGCGTTGGCGGTTGCTGCCGATCAGGCCTTCGGTGATCTTTCGCGAGGCGGCCTCTTCCTTCTCGAAAGCATCGAAGGCTTTGTTGGCTTCCTTCTGGCGTTCGATGGCTTCGAGCACCTGGATGTACTGCTCGGCTTCGGCGGCTACGCCCTTGTAGCCCTTGGCTTCGATTTGCAGCGCACGGGCGCGTAGCTCTGCCGCTTCGCCGTCTTGGGTGCGGGTCAGGCGAGCACGCAGTTGATTGAGGAAGGCTTCGCCTTCGTTGAGCTTTTCTGCGGGCTTGGGCTTCTCGAAGCCGGAGAGATCCAGCGATGGGCGGGGCTTGCGCGGCAGGGTCGGCAGCAGCTTGTCGTAGATGGCCTGGACTTCTTTGGCCTGCGCCTCGGTGTCCAGTACGAACTTCTGCCCCATGACCCGAACCGTGCGGCGCTGCTCGTCGAAGAACTTGGCCACCCGGTCGACATAACCGGGGTTCTGGTTGATGTTGAAGAGCCGGTCATTGGCGGCGCGCACATAGTCGTCACGGGAACCCTGCAACTTGGCAATCTCGGCATCGATGACCTTGGGGTCGTAGCCCATGGACTTCATCGATCGCAGCAGGTCCGTCTTGAACCAGGTCTCGATGTCCTTGCCTACCACCGACAGGCTGTCAAAGGGCTGGGCGATCACCCGCTTGGCCAGTACCGCCGATTCGGCGATGAAGGCCAGGCCTGATGCGACCGATTCCAGGAAGGCCAGGATGGCTTCGCGGTTGCCGGAGATCTTTTGCAGCTCGTTGCTGAAGCTGCTGGTTTCGCCCTGGGCCAGGATCACCTGCTCGGTGAAGTCGGCCAGCACCGGGATGACGGCAGCGCCAATCTGGCGTTGAACGCCTTCGAAGATGGCAGACAGGCGTGTGAGGTTGTCGTTGAAGACTTCGGATGCGCGGGCCACGTCTTCGGACATGACCAGCCCCAGGCGCTGGGCCTCTTCCATCAGCGCCGCGATGCCTTCGCGCCCCTGGTTCAGGAACGGAATGATGGCCAGGCCTTCTTTGCCGAAGAGCTTGATGGCAAGTGCTGCCTTGTCGGCCCCATCGGGCATGGCCGAGAACTTGTCGGCCAGATCCAGCAGCACCTGTTCGGTCGGACGGATTTGCCCGTGCACATCGGTGGCCGACACGCCCAGGGCTTTCAGTGCCGCGCTGCCCTCTTCGCCGTTGACTTGGGAGTCGAACATGGCGACTGAGAGCCTTTGCAGCGCCTTGGTCAGGCCTTCGGTGCTGACATCCGACAGCTTGGCGGCGTAGTCCAAGGCGGTCAGAGCCTCGACCGAGACGCCAGTTTTCTGGGAGAGCTTGAAGAACTCATCGCCTACGCGTGCCACCGGCATGACGAGCGCCGTGATGCCCACGCCCAGCGCGGCGATGCTGGCTCCGGCGATCAGACCCGCTGGACCTAGTTTTCCAAGCACCGAGCCCAGCAGGCCCAGCCGTTCGGTTGCGGCCTCCAACTGGAACTTGGCATCGTTGGCGGCACTGGACAAGAGTTTGAGGCCGCTGGACGCCGGGGTGGCTGCCGCCTCGATTTTTCTGAGCGAGCGCTCCCCCTTCTCGCCGATCTCGGACAGCTCGGCTTTCACCTTGCCGCCGTCGACCACGGACAGACGGATGGAGAGGTTGCGTTCAGCCATGGGGGGGAAAGACTCAGATCAGGGGAAGGAAATCAGTCGTCGTTTTGAAATGTGCTCATCAGGCCCGCTTCGACCGCCGGGAACAAATCGATGGCCGTGGCCTTGTCCAGCCCCGTGCTCTCACAGGCCAGCATCCAGGCGTTCAGGTCCAGCCCGACCACCCGCCCTTGGTCCATGCGTAACTGGCTGGCACAGACTTCAATGGCACTGGCGGCTTGCCAGCCGTCCAGACTTTGCGGGGCGTTCATGGTGTAGGGGCACTCGGGGCACGGCTCTGGGCACGCACTGCAGTAGCTCGGCCCGCCACCGAAGTGCCAGGCGGTGCGGGCCTTCAGGCGTTTTTTTCCGAATCCAGGGCGTAGAGACCGGCCAGGTATTCGCGCTCGAAGGCATCAGCCAGCAGCCAGTGCTCCATCAAAGCGGCCACTCCCTCGGGGGTGACGGCGACGGGTTTGCCTTTGTCGTCGGCAACGCCCTCCCAGGCGAGCACAGCCAGCTTGGCCAGTTCGGTGATGAGGGTGGCTGTGCGCTCGCCGGCTGCGGCTGTGTCAGTACCCGCCACTTTGGAGGCGGCATGGCGGGCGGCCATCACCAAGGCAGTGGTGGCAGGCCGGACCTGCAGGCGCACACCGGCGGCCAGCGTGATCCAGTGCGGCTCACGCGGGAGATTCAGTTTGATCATGATGGGGTTCCTCAATAGCTAGAGACGTCGTTCACCAGTTCGACGGTGAACATGCGCGCCACACCGGCGGCCTTGGCGGCTTGCCACTCGAAGGTGGCCTGGATGCCACCAGGGCCGGAGATGGACAGCTTGGTCTTGGGCAGGTAGACCTCGTGCGCGATGAAGGTCAGGCGCCGATCGGCATCGATGGCGTAGCCGAAGGTCAGCTCCAGCGGGGTGTTGTTGGTGGCGGCATCGATCAGCGTGGTGTCGGC